CAATAAAAAACCCTTGGCTGAACGAACAACCAAGGGTCTTTATATAATATATTTAATTATAGAGTATTAAGCGAAGTATTGGTGAATGCCAGTAGCATTTCTTGATCCCAAAATAAAGATTCCGTTCTCAACGTCTTCTGGGCCACCAACTTGAGCAGTGAAAGTAAGATCAACACTTTTATTGTCTCCAATCGAAGAACTGAATGATTCTCCTTCGAGGCGAGCACCTTTGATGGTATATTGCATTGCAATGTTTCCATTACCGCTTTGCGTTGGCTCGCGCATAGTAAATACGAGATCGTGGGCTTCTTGGTTGAAGAGTAAATCTGCAACATTACCTTCCTTGAGGTCAGAAAGAATTGCGTTAACACTAACAGAAATATTAACCGGAAAGTCTGTAACTCGTGCATATCCGTATGGATTTCCAAGGCGTTGGATTGTGCTACGGCTAACTGGGACATCAATACTAAAGCTTTGAATGTGTGCCGAACCAGCGTCGTAATCTGCGTGAGGATCAGAATGAGGAAGGTTTTCAAACAGTCCTGCGCGACCTTGAGTTCCAAGAGACATAGAAATATCTCCAGGGCGTAAACATGAAACACCTTCTACGCCAAAACCTTCATCGTTTCCAGCCCATCCATCGTCTGAGCTACCCCAAATGTTGTCTGCTCCAACCGTAGCTTCACCTTTTCCACTGATTGCTGGAGGAAGGCTAAATTCAATTCCGTCGATTGGAGTACCATATTTAGTGTCAACTGCAGGAATGTCAAGATTTGCGGTACCAGTATAACTGCGAAGATTTAATCCGTCAACAGTAACACTTGCACTTGGCATGCCTCCAACAGCAGCTTCAATAGAATAGTTAGATACAAATCCATTACCAAGGGCAATAACACTCTTCTCAGATTCTGCGTCACTGTTTCCTACTGCATCACTGCTTTCTGAAGTTGTAAGAATAAAAAAGTTTTTACCACCTGGAGTGTCGGAATTGTCGGTTTTACCAAGAATAAGCTCGTCGCTGAGTGCACTTGTTTGACCGTCAACATTAAAACCAAGTAGTCTTTCGTTTACTCCGTTGGTAAGATAGTATGACATATCGAGAGTAACTGTGGGCGGTTCGATACTAACACTATCGATTCTTGCAAGCTGACCGAATTGATTTACATCTTGACGATTAACACTGAAGCTGTAGTTTGCGCTTTGCACTCGACGAAGCTGCATGATTCCTGTTTTAACATCCCCTGCTGCAGCGGCACCGGTTTGTGTTGCATAACCTGTGCCGTTGACTGTATAGTGATGTCCCGTGGCGTCAACTGTACCAGCATACAACGCCTCGCTCTGATAAATTACTCTTGCTCTATTTGCCATAATATATAAAAGGTGAATTTAAATTTCTATTGTATTTACATTTTTTATTTTGTAAAGGGAAGTTTATGTTCTGGGAAATCGTAGATTGGTTATTTCGAAGTCTACGAATCCAACAAAAAGTGATGGATCGATGTTCTTGCTTACACGGTCACTAAGTTTGGATACGCGCACTTCTTCGACGTGAAAAAGCGAGCGCGGTTCGCTTGCTACAAATTGCATATAATTGTATGATCCAGTAATGTCGCCGTATTCGGTGAGCGGATAATCTGAATATTTTAATTTACCAAATACTTCATTTTTAGAATCCGCGAAAACGCTCAATGCGCCATCGAGTTGATAACTATTTTCTGCGAAAACTACGCATCGAATGTTGGTCGTGGTTTTATCTTCTCCGCCAAACGCAAATGGCTCGTTCTCAACAACTTCTGGGTTGACGAATATAGCAGGTACAACCTGCGCATGAGGAGCAATCCCAGAAAGCTCCTGTTTGAACCTTCCATTAGAATCGAATTTGCTGTCCACAATCAACTGCTCTTCGGTTTGGTTTGTGATATACCAATTGAATTCTTTGACCGAGTATTCGCCGCTCAAGGTGGTATTGCTATCGCCAAAGGATGCGTCGAGTATAACTCGTCCATCATCAAAATCAATGATCAGTCCATCATCTCCGCGGTTCATGAATGTTCCATTATTATAAATACCGCTTGGAATCTGCGCACCATCGACACTATCATCGAATACCCATTGCTTGTGTGGACTACTATATGTAACAAATCCTGAGCCGAGTTGATCGTCGGTACCCATTGGGTAAAGCGGCGACACATAATTTTGAAACGCTTCTGCTTTGTTGCACACAAAATTGTCTGCCCATAACATAAAGCTTGTTGTTAATTCGTGTTGGAACTGAGGTTTCATTTTAGAAATATGCTCGTGATACTCGTGATGCTTGGATTGCGTTTAAATTTTGTTCGAATTCTTTTAATAATTGTTTAACGTATGATACTCTTACACGTCCTCCACCACTTCTGTTTTGATTTTGTACTCCAGCACCCGATCTACTCGACGAGGAGCGCTTGTACATGTATTGTCCAAGGTTAGGTATACCTCGACCTTCAAGCTCGCGCAACCAGCTTGCTCCGCTGGCCCACGGCATTGGGGTGACAGAATATAAATCTTGTAATGATGGGCTATTTACTACGTATGTCCACACAAATCCAAATTGTCCCATTTTTCTGTTTTTTATTATGATATCTGTTCGTCGCAGCATAACTTCAATATCAGCAATTGGATCTGTTCCTGCGTTGAAACCAATGAATCCAAATAGATTTCCTTGAGGAAGTGAATTTGAGTGATTGGATGCGTCGGGTCCGCCGCGAAGCTCGCGAGTCACAGGATGCGACTCAAAGTCGGCCATAAATTTTGTGTGAATAGTTTTGAATTGTTTTTCTATTAATAGACGCGTTTGATTGATCAGTTGTTTATTTCCGATCAGTTGTTTGTGAATCGCGGTTTTAACAGATCTATTGAGTCGATTTGGCATTTGCTTCGATTGGACGTAAAAATAGAGTAACAAATTGAATTACATCAAACAGTCCGTGTGGTCGTGGATCCGACTCAACATGAAACATTCTGCCATCAAGTTCGACGCGTTTTGCGTCTTTTATATATTCATAATCTTCTATTTTTAATTTGACGCGCACCATACTGTTTGGATCAACTCGATTGACTTTTACTTGAGTGTCTGTTTCGCCAAAATATTCTAGACTGCGATCGGTATCGTATCGAATTCTTGCTTTGAATACTTTTTTGACGGGTACATTTTGTACGCTTTGATTTTGTGCTCCTGCGTTTTTATATAAATAGTTATAGTTTGGATCGGTGCTGATGATTACTTTTTGTGCTTCTTTGTATACAATTATTTCTCGTCCAAATGTATCGTGAAGATCAAGTAGATTAGCAGCAATGCTGGCGCGTTGAGAAGATGATAAAAATTCAGCCATATATAGTTTTACACTAAAGAAAATTTTTTGTGTACTTGATTGTAAGGTATAAGGTATATATGAACGCAGAGGACATTTTTAGAAAATGCTGCCAACGGAACACGGTGTCTCTTTTTAAGGGATTTCTTATGATGTTGGAAGATCTCCATAAGGAGCATGAAATTCATTTCAACAAGCTGAGGCAAAATTTACCCGAAGGGTGTGTGCCTCTGATCGATCAAGCCGACTACTTTGACGAAGACAAATTACAACATCTTCGCAAGCGTACTCTAGATATTGGTAACGAAACAATTAGAAATATCGAGGGAGAAATAGATAATTATATTATAGGTTTTACATTTAAATAGTCATGGCAGAAACAACATTAGAACAACCGCTTCCAACAATGGATGATACGCGCAAAAAAATGCGTGAAATTTACAGCTTTATCTTTGAGAAAGAAGAGAAAGTAAAACGCACCGAAACCAGCAAGGTCAAAAATCCTGAGACTGGCGAAGAAGAAGAGGTGTCAGTCACCAAAGAGGTGAGCGAAAAGACACCGTATCGTGTGATCATGAAGCAACCAACTCGACGTCAGATCGAAGAAGCCGAGCTTGAGTTTAGTGTTGAGATGAGTCAGTGCATCAAGAAAGGTATTCTCACCAAAGCAATGCTTGCGAAAAAATACAGCGACACTGGCGGATTGCTCGCCGAGGAAGATGCAAAAGCTCTCACCAAAATGTATGTCAAGTATGGCGAACTGTCTCAAGAAAGCGAGCGCAAAAATTTAAAGAGCGATCAAACCGAAGAGGATCTTGCGCGACTCAAAGAAATTACTGGCGAAATCGCCGAGTTGCGCAAAGACATTATCAATGTTGAAACATCCTATTCTAATTTATTTAATCATACTGCTGATGTACGAGCTGAAAATAAAGTGATACAGTGGTATATTCTTAATCTTACATTCTTGCAAAAAGGAGACGAAGAAAAAACAACTCCTATGTTTGAAGGAAATGATTTCGAGCAAAAGTTGCAGGGTTATTACGAGATGGAAGAAGAAGGTGATGAATTGTATGATATTGTTGGTGGAAAGATTGCGGCGCTGTATAGTTTTTGGTACTATAGTAGTGGAGCAGTTCTGCGCGACGACTTCGAAAAGCTTGACCGCGACATCGAAGAAGGAAAAGTATAATGCGTGGAAACCACGAGGCGCAGACGAATCTTTAGAGACGTTGTTCGCGGCTATACCACAACGCTTCTAGACGGCGAATTTGTATACATCAAACACCTGACCCCGCACGATCAGGTGGAACTCGAAGAGATCGAGGAAAAGTATTATCAAAGCGCGCAACGTAGAGGCGTGCCCACAGAAGCAGAAATGCTTGCGTATCTAAAAGAAGAGGGTCAATGGACAGATGCCGACGAAAAAGTAATCACCGAGAAAACTCTTTATCTTGAAAATTTAAAAACAACATTAAACAAACTGATACTCAAAGCAGATGTCGAACGACAAAAAAGTATCATCTCCAAAGAAACGAAACTACTCAACGAAAAAACCGCACAAAAAATACAACTTGTTGGTAACACATGCGAACGATACGCGAAAGATAGATTGAATGATTTTTATATCATCAAATCTTTTTATAAAAACCAAGAGCTGACCGAGCAATTGTTTACGCAAGACGAATACGACGAGCTCGAAAGCCACGACATAAAAAAAGTAGTATTAAAATACAATGAACTATTCGAAAGTTTCAGCGAAGAAGGTATACAATATACAATACTCGAAGATTTTTATCATCCGTATCTTGGATTCGCAGAAGATAGCATGCAATTCTATGGAAAACCATTTTGTGAATTGACATACAATCAAATTAGATTAATAGTATATACTAGAGTATTTAAAAATATATTTGATAACAATGAAAATATTCCAGAATCGATACGCAAAGATCCCGCGAAATTGATTGAGTTTGGTAGCAGCTCAAAAGAAGAGCGCGACAAAGCAAAAGACAAGCTAGACAAAGGAGATGGCGGCACAATCGTAGGTGCCAAAAAAGAAGATTACGAGCGTCTCGGAGTCAAAAAACCATCTGGTTCAGTGAGTCTACATGAAGAGGCAAAGAAAAAAGGCGGAACATTAAATATGGAAGATTTGATGAAATTGCATGGTGTGACTTAAAATTTAGTGTATTATTACCTTGAACAAGGAATAAGGTAATATGGCGATAGATCTTGACGTACACGGTAATACCAAGCCGCTAGAAGCGGCGGTACAAGCGGCTATAAATAGAATTCGCCGACAACCCATCAAAATTACAGTTGATGACAAGGGCGCGACCCAGCCGCTGGGCAACATGAAACGCGCCGCTGACGAGTTCAGCAAATCAATGGAAGCTGCGAATGCTCGTATCTTGGCGTTCGGTGCTAGTATGGCGATCATCAATGGTGTTGCAGATGCATTCAAAGGAATGGTGCGCAACCTTGTGCAGGTAGAAAAATCTCTTGCCGATATCAATGTGGTGATGGGATTGAGCAATCAAAATCTTGAACAATTTGGTGATGGTTTATTCAAGGTTGCAAAGGAAACTGGTGCAGCATTCCGAGTTGCTGCCGACGCTGCTACTGAATATGCTCGCCAAGGCTTGGCGGTAGAAGAAACTTTAAAACGAACTCGAGATGCTCTGGTTCTGACTCGATTGACTGGCATGGATTCGGCCGAAGCGGTGAAGTCATTGACTGCTGCAATGAATACTTACGGCAATCAAATCAAAGACACTACTCAGCTTGTTAGTAAGTTTGCGGCGGTTGATGTTCAATTCGCGGTAAGCGCAGAAGATTTCGCGGCTGCTATTTCGCGTACTGGTCAGGCAGCAAAAAGTGCAGGTGTTGATATCGATGAACTGATTGGTATTGTTACCTCGGCACAGCAACAAACCGCTCGTGGTGGTGCGGTTATTGGTAATGCGTTGAAAACTATTTTCACAAAAACAGGTCGTACCGACACACTCAATCAACTCGAAAATTTAGGCATTGCAGTTCGTGACCTCGAGGGAAATACTATTGGCGCAAAGCGAATACTGTCTGATCTAGCCAATACATTTGATACTCTTAGTGAAGCTCAAAAAGCACAAATCACTCAAACCATGGGTGGATTGTTTCATATCAATATTTTAAAAGCTGTGTTGAGTGACGCTGCAAAACAAAATGGTATACTTGCAAATGCTACTCAAATATCTGCGAACGCTACCGACGAAGCTATACAAAAAAATGAACAGTTACGTGACACTATGGCCGCAATGGCAGGAGAAACAGGTAATGCAATCAAACAATTGAGTGTTCAAATCGGAGAATTGATGCTTGCTCCTGGAATGGAAAAGATTTTAAATACTGTTAAAAGTTTGGCAGAAGGCGCATCAGATATATTAGGCGACGGAGAAAGCGCAGGAAATCAATTTGCAAACGGATTTTTAAAAGGTTTGGGTAATGTAATTACTGGGCCAGGCTTGGTGGTTTTAACAACTGTATTTGTCAAGTTGTTTATGACTGCAGCCAAATTCACCAAAGAAAGTTTAAGTTCTTTGATTGGTGTTACAAGCGAAGCTCAAAAACAAAAGGCGATTCAAACAAGCTTGGTTGCACTCATTGGTCAAAACGCTGCTCTTGGAAAAGAGATGTTACGCACCGACATTTCTCGAACTGAAAAAGAAAAAATATTGCTTGGCTTGCTTAAAATGCAGACCGCGGAAGCAGAAAGATTAAATGCTGTAAGTCAAAAATTAGCAAGCACTTTATATACGAAGGGATATGGTCCAGGATTGACTCAAGGTAGGCGTCGGGCATACGGACACATTCCTAATTATGCAGATCCAGAGCGCGCTCAAGCTGCACGGGGTGGATATGCCGCAGGAAGTATTCGCACAATGAATATGCCTGGCGAGGGCTCGGTTATATACAACAGCGCAGAAACAGTCAAAAATTTCGCAGGCTTTAAACAACCCGCAATCATGCCCCCACAATCCAGCAAAGCTGGGCAAAACTACCAACAAGCATTTGGTAACATACATGGATTCGATCCATATGCTGCAGGTGGGTATATACCAAATTATGCTGGAGCAAATTTAAATACTTTAAGGTATCAAGCGTTAGAAAAAGTAGCATTAAGTGGAAAAAAATGGAACGATCCAAGTAATCAGAGAATACTTGAGGGAGCCTGGGGGAAGGGTGTTGCTCCTGAGCAGAAAACTATTTTTAGTGCTACTAGCGATTTATATGGAACTGGCTCAAAAAGCTTTGCAGAGTTCCAGAAGAAATTAAAAAATGAAAAATATATACAAAACGCTCTGGCTCAAGCCAAGGCCGCAATGCTTGTCCCTCCCGAAGATAGGGGAGGCGGCAGCGCTAAATATGGAACTGGGAAAAATAAACTGATATGGCCTGTATATAGGCTAAATCTTAAAGATAAAGATGGACCAGATTCTCTGCATTCAGAAATATTTGGAAGTTCAAAAAAAATTGGGGCACGTTATGCAACCAGTATAGCAAGTCTTATTGGTGGTAATGCTATAACTGGAGCTGAGTTTGACACGGCTTTTAAGAAAGCGGAGGGTACAAAGGGAGCTTTGAGTGCTGCGACTGGAGCTATTTTTGAAAGCGCAGTAAATGCTGCTTTAGGCTACTCTGCTGACTCTCCAGCAGAAAATCAAGGGGATTTCGATGTGAGAGGTAGAGCTGACGCTGGAAAGTTATCTAAGATATTTACTGGGTTTAGCGCTAATATGATGCTTGCTGACTACAAAAATAATTCTACATCAAACAGCAATAGAAAATCTTTTTATGATAAACTTATAAAGGAGTTTGGTAGAAAACAGACTTTTTTAAAAACCGCTGCGGCAGGTTTTATTCCCAACTTCGCCGATCCATTATCTGATGCAATAGGCCGCGAAAAAGCTGCCGGTGTTCCTGTCTCACAAATTCGCGTAGGATCGCACAGCGCACTCATGAGCAAGGGTAACCCCCTCGGCCTCGGCGTAACCAATACATATGATGAACCAAATGGTTTGCGCGATGTGTTTGGTGCAAATGGATTTGTGCCTAATTATGCAGTTGGGGATTTTATGGGATCCGTCTTTGGTAAAAAGAATGAAAACGTAAAATATTTAGATAAGGAAATAAAAGAGTTAAGAAAAAACGTAAACAACTATAAAAAACAAATCATATCCTTAGAGCGAGGCTCTATTCAATTAAATGATGCACAAATGCGTTTGGAGTTAGAGGAAGAGCAATTAGCTAGCGCAATAAATTTAAGAGAAGAAGAGATTAAGAAAAGCGGTAAAAGACAAGGTGGTTTGGTTGGAAAATATTCTGCAGCAAGCAAATGGTTTGAGGGTACAGGAGTGGGTAAGTCTTTAGCTGGAGGTGGGGGCATGGGTTTAATGATAGGAGCTCCTATGCTCGCAGGACTTTTGCAGGGAGGCGGGGCCGCCAAAGGAGGATTTGGCTACGCTGCAGGTGGGGCGTTAACAGGTGCGGCAACAGGAGCTTCGATGGGCATGATGCTTGGTCCATTAGGTATTGCCGTAGGAGGTGCCGTTGGTGCTATAACTGGCTGGATCGGAGCTTTAAACGAAAGCAAAGAAGCTATAAAAAAAGAAAAAGAAGAGAGAATTAAAACTCAAAAACAATCCATGTCTCAAGGTTTTCTAAGTATAGCTCAAGGAGAAGAGTTGACGTCTAGACTTTCTTCGACTAAGCTTTCACAACAGAATTTAAAAGATATAGGGTTGACTGGTTCTAATACAGTCGCAGAAGGCCTTCGTAAAGCTTTTGGTATAATGGGCTCATCTCAAAAACAGGCACCATCTATTTCAGAATTAGCCTCACAGGGAAAATCTGTAGATCAAGGGCTCGAAGATTACTTTCTTAAACCACAAAGAGGAACCAAATATCTTACAGAAGAACAAACGGCTCAATCGATGGCAGCACTACAAAAACAAGCTCGACATTACTCTTCACGACAAGGTTATAAAGAAGGAATGAATATCGATGAGCTCGCAACCTTTTTATATAAGCAAACGGGGCCTTTGGGAGCTTTGAATAAAACAATAGAAAATATAAAAAAGTCTCAACAGTTTCAAAAACAGGCAAAAACTCAAATTGGGGCAGGTCCTCAACAGGTCGGCGCAAGCAAAGAGGTTAGGAATAAATTAATTGATTATTTAATAGAAAACGAAAAAGGTCCATTTAGTTTTAATTTTGGAGAAGGAAAAGGTGGGCTTGTAGATAATTTAAGTAAAGAAAAATATTCAAAGATATTAAAGGGACAAAAAATAAAAATTGGGGAACAGGAATTTCAAGCAGATGAGGCTGCAATTCAAGCAAATCTCTCCGAGGAAATTACCCGCATAGAAAAAGAATATCTTGATAAGAAAACCGCCCAAAAGAATGCAATCATTCTCCAGCTCAACCTACAAAAAGCACAAATTCAAGCCCAAAAAGCTGCATCTGATGCTCAGTTTAATATCAAGTCAAAGTTTTTAGAACAGTCTAGCCTGCTTGATACACAAGAGAAGTTAATGGGCGGGTTAATGACTGAGCAGCAAAAAGCTCAAATGAAATACAATAAAAGTTTATTGAAGGCCTCTGAGGCTTATGAGTCTGGCGCAGCTAAAGCAGAGAGCGAATTGAAAATAGGAATTATGCAGGATATCGGCCAAAATGTATCTCTGCAGGACGCATTAAAGCGGGAGTTATTTAAAGACGAAGATCCGTCCGGAAAGAGTTTAATGGATTTAACGTCCAAAATGGCAAGTATGGAATATAAGGAGCTTGAAAAAATTCTTATGAGGATTGGTTTGAGCGATCAAAAAGCAAATGAAATTCTTACCAACAGAGGATTAATTTACGATAATCAACTTGACACCCTAAAAAAACAACAAAACTTAACTAAAGAACAAGCCTCTAATGAATTAAAAATAAATCAAATACTTGCTGATCGAAAGCAGCTTATTGCAGACTTGGAGCGCGACAAAAGAATGAGCGCCGAAGATGTTAGATCTTCCCAGAAAATCAGGGGAATAGATGCTCGAGTAGCTTCCGCAAAAAGACTTGCTGGAATAGGCCCTAGCTATCAAACCCGCGAACAACAAGAAGCATTTCAAATCGGAGAGAAAAGATTTGCAATGGAAGAAAAAATAAAAACCCTTGAAGAAAATAGAACTCAAGCATTAAAAGATCAAGAGCTTGAGAAGGCTAAAATTGAACCAACTGATCAGGCCGAAGCAAGGCTTAAAGAGCTAAAAACTATGCAAGAAGCGTTCGGAGCTAATCCATTTGATATGCAGGAAATGCAAAGTCTTCAAAAGTCAATTGATGAAAGGTCTAAAAAATTAGAAGAAATAGAACAAAGAACAAAAAACATAAACGCCGAAACCGATAAAGAAATCGCCGCCGAAAAAGAATTATTAGCAATAGAAGAAAAAAGATTAAAGGCAATTCGCGAGCGCCAAACTGGACCAGGTGCGTTTCGTAATGGAATAAGTGATGGTATGGCGAAAGTGCGCGAGCAAGTAGAATATATGGACTACGAGCTTGCCGAAAAAATTCCTGGTGCTTTTGCTGACGGATTAGCCACCGCGATGAGCGAAGGTCTGAGCGGCGCAAAAGATATTGGAGACGCTCTGCGTGACGCAGGTATCAGTTTTCTGCAAATGATACAAAAAGCAATGATGCAAAAAGCCGCATCAAATATTGTTGCTATGCTTCCATTCTCTCGCGGCGGAAATGTAAGACGATATTCTCAAGGAGGTGGCGTACCCGCAATGGTTAGCAATGGCGAGTATATCATGGGTCGCGATGCAGTAAACAAATACGGCGGTGCATTTATGCACGGACTCAATGCTGGAGGCCGCATTCCTGGTTTTAGCAATGGAGGAAAATTAGAGGGCTTTCAATACAAATCTGGCCGCGCATACCAAAGCAAAAAAATGACTGGAGCTTTTTATGGTAGGGGAGAAAATGTAGGACTCAAAGAGGATGCATCTCAGATAGAAGGTGCTCTACAAGAAAAAAGACGCAAAGAAGAAGAGGCTGTACAAAAAGCAAAAGAAGCAGCCGCGCGAAGAAATGCTCGAGTAAATCAAATTATAAGTTTGATTGGTAGTGTTGCGATGGCTGGAATAACTACCGGAATGATGAATAAATTTGGCCCACAAGCTCCCAAGCTGCTAGCAAAAGCTGGAGTTAGTTCTGGTCAGGTTGAGTCATTAATGAAAAGTCAAAACCTAAGCAGAATGGACGCTTCTCAATTATTGATTAATGCGAAAAAAGGTCTGCCGAGCGCTGTGGCTAGAATGAATAATATAAATACTGGTAAGGGGGCTGGCTATACGAATTGGGTTAATCCTACTCGGCCAGATGAAAATTACTACGGCGGACCAATTCGTAAATACGCCAGCGGTGGATACATCTCGGGCGCTCCTGGTATCGACCAAATTCCTGCAATGCTCAGCGAAGGAGAGTATGTTATTCGTGCAAGCAGTGCTCGTCAGCTTGGTCGTCCAATGCTTGATCGTATAAACGCAGGAAAATTTAATGACGGCGGACCGATCGAAAAAGTTGCAGATAATTCAGAAACTTCTGGATCTGGCGGCAACACAAACAATATAAATATCTCGGTTAATATCGAAGGTGGATCTGTAAAAGGAGAAAGCAAATCTTCTGATCGAGGAGGTGTTGATGTCGCGGCAGGCAGTGCAAATCAAGAAGGTTCACTTGCACTCGCCGACAAAATAAAACAACAAGTATTATCTGTTATTGTAGAAGAACAACGTCCAGGGGGATTATTGAGTGAATAATGAGCTACTCGAATTACGAACAAACTGTAGTGATAAATGGTCATCGATTGCTGGGAGTACAAAGTGTTGATGGAAGTTATGGTATAAATGAAAAACCAATTCGCGTGGCGGGTGTTGGTTTTATTGATGCTGTGAGTGACGCGCCACTACAAGGAAATTTTAGTATCAATCGAAAAATGGTGGGAAAAGATCCACTATTGGAAATCAATTCGCTAGGAAAATACATCTACGACGAAGCAGAAATTGATGGTGTTATCATGTACGACAATGACACCAAAGGCTTTGGCTTTACAAAAGGTAGGGTATCAAGATACAATGTAACATGCAGTGTTGGAAATGTACCAGACATACAAACTGATATAACTGTATATGGCGATCTTGGAAAGAATGTATCAAGTGGATCAACTTATGTAGTAAATCAATCGCATCAATATTATCCTTTTGAAGTTGATGGTAGTTATACTGTTGCAATTGTATATTTAAATGGATCGGATGTTACCGCTCAGTGGAATGATGCTTCATTGACTATACAGTACGATGTGTATCAATCGCTTCCCGAAACAACAAGTTTCAGAAGGCGCGGCTCATTGAAGAGAGCATATCTTGGAAAAGATGCTTTTGTTTTCAAGCCTTTTGAAAATGTTATTATTCATGAAGACCAAATTATACAATATCCTGATCAGTCAAGTATAAAATTGATTGTGAGTGATTTTACTGTAGATGCTGTTGTTGATTTTAGTTATAGTCGGTCAATAAATATTGTACCTGTTTATGCATTGAGTAAAGGAAATACTGTGACTTGGCAAACCGGAGAAACTGTTAGCGATCCAAAATTAGAACCCGTTCAGATGGACACACAATATCCAATTGAAACAGATATCACTGTAACAATGATTGCAAATGAATATGAAATGCGCGAAATTAAAGATCGACTGCAAGCCGCACCGCGAAGCGATGTGACTATACAAATTTGCGATGCCAATGATCACTCTGATATTATCAATAGTTTTGTAGGCAAGAATGTACGTCTAATAAGTGAAAGTTTGAATAGCACCATCGACGGCGAAATGAATATATCTTTGTCGTATAAAAGTTACGAATCGTATCACAACGAACTTTGATTATGGCGCGACCTTTTTTAAGATTTGAAGATGGCAAGATCACCTTGAACAACAAGGATCTTATGGTCAACTCTGCGAATCTATCAATCGCTCCAAGCATGAGTGTTGAGAAAGTATACGGGGATTATGATGCATCAATTGGTGGCGCGCGAACAGAATTTGTAGGTTTTGCACCAACGCAAAATTTGAAGGGACAATTGAATATATCTTTTTATATATCTTCTGATGTTGTTTCTCCGAATAGCGTTGATAGATTGTTTGAATTGATTGATGTAGCCAATCCATCGAATTTAAAAAATACAATTTCAGAAGCACCAATACATGGTAATGTGGTTGGGCGATATGGTTTTGATAATATGTTTCTTACGAGTTTTAGTTTTCAGATGAGTCCGTTTCAGTTGATTGTTGCGAATGCAACATACGATATATATGGTACAATCAGCAGTATAACTGACCGATATTTTTCAAAATCAGATGTGGACTTCGCGCATGCCATGAAATCATTTGGTCAAGTAAAAATAAGTAATCAAGAAAGCGACGAACAATTTGAGATTGCAGGTCTAAGATACAATATAAATGTCGAGAGAAAAATCAGTAACAAAATAAGAGAGAATGAAAACACCGCGATCAATACATATGCTGGTGGTGCGTTGCCAAATCGTGTGAGTGTAGAATCAATCACTTCAGAAGCGACAATAGAATGTAACGATATGATCGACAATTTGAATCCATACGGTGATCAGCAATTTACAAGCAATCCTGCGACGATTCCAGATTCTGCGGTTGATGTATTTATGTATTCATTGGGCGGAGAGAGAATTTCACGCTTTCAATGCCAAGGGAAAATTCAAAATCAAAATGTTGCAATATCTGAAGGGTCGTATGCAAAAAGCAGCATAACAATAAAACAAATAATAAAATAATGCAAAACCTTACAAACATATCCAATTATCTTGGAGAATATAAAACTGGTGTTGATTATAAAAAATTTGATTTTGTATACAACAAAGCAGATGGTTTGTATTATTATGCGAAGGATGATATATCTTGGCAAGAAGAATATATAGTTTCAGATGTTAATCGTTTTACATTGGATCCAAATGGGCCGCTGTATAATGGATTGCAAACATACTATCTTTTTGATGCGCAAAATAATATGGCCAACTATAAAATTGGTCAACAAATAAAAATCGATGGATCCTCTTTTACAAATGATGGACGATATAAAATAATAAACATCGAAGAAAACTACAATCCAAACGCAATAAAAGCTGGTGATTATGTTTTGTCTGAAGTGCTCAATGGAGTTGAGGGTTTGGATGATTGGTTTGTTTCTGATTGGTTTCTATTTGGGGGTTATGATTTTTATTGGAACGGCCGAGATTTTGTATCATATGTGGATAGCTATATTGATTTATTTGATGCATATTCATCTAGCGGCACAACACTTTCAAAAGAACAATGGGGAAGACAGCATTATAAACAATACGGAGAAACAGAAAATAGATCAATACCATTGGCTGCTCTCGGTAATTGGGTATATCATATATTTCTTGGTTGGGTATACATATCTAATTCAAGCCTCGATCCCTCTGATAAGTCTGTGTGGTTTTATATCAATGGAGACTCTAAGGAGGAGAATGTCGTTAATCCAATTTGGTTTTTCTCAAAAAAGGATTGGGCTGATGGAAATTCCGCTATTCTTGCTTATGAAGAAACAGCAGAAGATGAATATAGTTTTGTTAAATCAGATGAAAATAAGACATTTCAAGATGAGAATACAAAAGAAATAAATGTTAGCTCGGACGGACTAACAATGCTTGCTCGAGATAACTCATCAATTACTAGGTATACAAAATCCAATGATTCTTGGAATGCTGGCGCGTCTCTTGATTTTAATGGAGCATTTAGATACCTTGCTTGTGATGAAGACTGTAATACAATTGCGGTATTAACATACGAGGATCATTATTATGTAACATACTCTGGGAATAATTTTTTGTTTGTAATAGAATACAATACGGACTATGAATACAATCAGGGTTTAAATACAACGAATATATACTCGTCTTCGGCGGTAACAAGCGATTCGACTATTTCCGCTAAAGTTTTTGGAGTGGACTGGCAGAAAATTGAGGAAACTGGGACTGTTGAAAAATTCATTGATTTCGAACAGTCTCCATCAACCTTTAAACTAAAGTATGCCGGAGATGTTAAAATTTATAAATATAGTGATACTTCTCAGTCGTGGGAATTAGACCATACAGTGGAAAAGGTTGTGGAAAAAGGGTTAGTTGCTAACTTTAGTTCTGATGGAAATACTTTGTGTTTTTTTGAGCCTGAGTCGATGGAATACAGTATATTTAATAATTTAATTGTTGCCGGAACCTCTCAAAAAATATCCATTTATGAATACAGTGGGATACAGTGGGAAAAAACATTTGGAATTGATTCGAGTCGTTACAATGGTTTTTTGGAGGAGGGTAACCAAAAGGCTGCTGATGAGTTTCAATACTCGTTGGGAATAACAATGGTGTTAAGAGGAGGTGGTACTGGGGCTTATTACAATGGATTCAATAATGCGAAAAATGTGATTGCCATGGATGGCAAATTTGTTAATGTTGATGCTAGCTCTGATTACGAAAAATTTTATAGAAATGAAGGCTCTTATGTTTGCTTGAGTCCAGATGGACAAAGATTGTTTTATGTTGATAATAATGCAGATATTATATGTATTAAAAAGTCAATTGAATATGGATGGACTAAATATAAAGACATAGACGGTAATAATCCAGAGGATATTGTGTGGCCTGTTGATATTCAAAGGATTATTACTCCTGAAGAAACAAAAAAACATATTGTCTCGGGATTTTTGCGAACAAGACCTCATAATATAAAAACAAACTATGATGGAACAGCTGTTGTAACTTTTGGTGATAATAATATTACTAATATTAAAAATATATTTAATGAATATACTGAATCTTATACAAAAATTGGAGAGGTTAATGAAGATTCTTATATTGAAGAAGGTGACCAATGGGTTCACAAGAAATTAATTTTTCCAACCAGGGAGTCTGGTTCTTCGATGTATGTAAATGATTTAATTTTTGGTGAGAGTCAGTCGGGAAATATTAGGGTTGCCGCTGTGATTGGGAGGAGCATTAATCCTAAGAAAAATTATGACTTACAATATTTTGAGCAGAATACTTTTCATTTAAACTTGGGTTCAACTTATTATGGTTACCGTGGAACTTGCGTGTCCATGCTTGAGTTGAATGATGTTGGAGAATGGGTTTCTATTAATGGCAGAGAGCTTATAGAAAATTCGATCGATCTGTCTGCGAATGCAAGCCTGGAAGGTTTGATAAATTTAGAATATAATCCTTCGGTTATTTATAAAAATGAGCTATATAATTATACTTTTGGTTATAATAAGTTTTATACCTTGGGTCAAGCCGCGGGTATAGTTTATGCTATTCCTCATAATCCGTCGAGTAGCTCAATTAAAGATGGACTTTTTGATTTGTATTCCATTGATCAAGAGCAGTGGTATGTTTATAAAAATGGAAGAATTTATCAAGATGACATTAATCGTGCAGCGCCAACAATAAATATAAATTATCAACAATCTCAGGTGCAAGAATTGGCAGAAACAAAAAATTATGGAACAAGAGTGTGGTTGAAGGGTTCTTCTAATAATGATTCCGTTGATATTTATGAGCCTCGCTCGACCAATGAGATAACCATAACATCAGAAAACATAAATCCAAGTGTAGATTCTCCTGATTGGGTTTCGGATCAATTTTTCTTCGATGCGGATTATGGATCGTCTGTAACTTTTAGATGTGAAAACAGGAAAAACCAGTATTCTGATGGATATTATACCTATCAACCTGTGGGTATAAACTCTGTGAAAATGGAAGTTGATTTACAATTTAAAAATCGAACAAATCGTGAAACAAATGCAATCATACATTTTGTTGAAAGTCATCTTGGTCAATACGATAAAGATCGCGCATCTCCAAATTTAAAATATAATCAAGGAATTGATGGTTTTCGTTGGGCTGGCGAATCGACATTTCATCCATACGATTCTACGGATATGCAATCAAAAACATTTTACTGTTTAGATTATAGTCATTCTTTGAATTTTGAAAATAGCAACGATATATCAATCAAACTTAATAATTTTACCACATCATTGTTGAATAAATCTGAAAGTTTGTATGTTGCTGGTGCGAGCAGTTATTCAGATAATGTATATTATCAAAAAAATGATGTTGTATTATTCGAGGATAATCATAAATATTATTATTGTGTTTCTGATGATGCTGTGGCTGGACAAAGTCCTGCGACAAAAACAACAACATGGAAAAGAAATGGAGGTTATTTCTTAGAGGCTAATAAAAGCATGTGGACTCGAGATTTTTTATGGAAACCATCTTTGGGGTTAAAAGTTTCGCAAAAACCAAGATTAAAAGCTTTGAGCTTAACCAAGGATTATACTCAGATACACCGCGACGGAATTAATGAAAATCTACTCGTTTTGGATCTAGAGTTTAATAACCGAACAGATGATGAAGCGCGCGCAATACTGCATTATCTTGAGCATCATTATGGATGTGTTCCATTTAGGTTTAATGCTCCAGCCCCTTACGAAAAAGATAGGAATTTTGTATGTCAGGCATGGACGCATACATACAACTATAAAAATAATCATAGTATAAAAGCTAAATTTGAGGAATTTCCGTTTAATTTGCCTGCAGACAAGTACGATGCAATTGTAACACAGCCAATTTTAAGAGAGTCTGAATTCTTGATTGCGGATTCAATTAGGTTTGATGATAATATAGAGAATTTAAAAGTGGAAAATAAATTCAGAAAAAGAATAACTTTTAGAAATACTGGCGATAAGGACTTGACTATAAATAATGTAAGTATAGAAGATGGTCCATTTTCGATAGTCGCAAAATTTAAACCAGAAGATGTTCCTGTGTTGATAGAGGGTAAAACATATGATCACTTGTTTATTTTACCAGTAAGCACTGCGCTCCCTTTTGGATTAACTAACAGTCCTGCCAAGATGTTTAAGCAATATTCTGAAGGTGTTGCTGGAGGTATTACCTTTGCTGTTGTAGATAGTTCGGGAAATAGAGTAGTATTAGATGGAAAACCTAATAGTTTTTTACAAAATAATACTGGAACAATAAAAAATTTAGTTACAGGAGAATCTGATTCTAGTTATAATGGTTATATAAATGATATGTTTATTCAAAACAACAAGGAGTCAACCCTTAAGTCAGGGGAGACTGGATATATAGATGTATATTACAATGGATCATTGAGCGTGAATGATTTTAATACCGAAGTCGAGGGTATTGGGGGAATTATCGGTGTTACCTCTAAAGAAAAAACTTTTTATGGTGAGTTGAGTTTTGATGTAACTCATAGCGATTCATCAAGTGAAACAATAAGAACAAATTTAAGTATACAGCTTTATAGATAATGTCAAAATCAGAATCCAATTTGAATAAGCAATTATCATCTCTTCAACCAGATGCATTGATTGAGTTGTTTGAGATTGATTTTAGTAATATGCAAGAAAATTTCGAGCAATTAAAAGATATGTACGGTATAAATGTTGGAGCTGATACTGTGTATAGATTTTGTTCATCAATAAATTCCAGTAATCCAATCGTATGGCAGGGTAAATCATATCAGCCCATGCCGATCATGGCTGAGGGTTTTGAGAGTAAAAATGACGGGAGGTTTCCAAGACCAAAGCTTATTATAGCAAATCCTGACGGAATATTTTCTCGAATAATATACAATAATAATGATTTTGTTGGATGTAAAATAACGCGAAAAAGAACGTATGTTCGGTTTTTAGATGATGAAAATTTTCAAAACAAGAACTTAAACTCGGAGGGAAAGAATCCATTCGGGCAATCAGACAGAGATTCTTATTTGCCAGATGATGTTTATTATATAAACAGAAAAATGTCTGAAGATAAAAATGGCATAAGTTTTGAATTATCTTCTCCGTTAGAATTGAAAGATTCTTGGTTACCTGCAAGAAAATTGTACGCAAATCTTTGTACATGGACATATCGTTGCGAAATTGGTTGTGGTTATAAAGGATTACCTATCGAGACTGTAGAAGAACAAGACTTAACTGAGGGTTTTGCGTTCAATCAAAATGCAAATGAACCTGGCGTTGTGAATCCAAATGATTATTCAGCTGGATTAGATGATGTATCCGAGTGGTCAAAGCATGGAAAGAACGGATCTTCTTCGTCATCAACAGGATACTCTTTGGGTGATGTTGTTAAAATAATTTCAAGAACTTCCGATAATCCATATCATCGAGCGCCACAAGTTTTTGTATGTATACAAGATCATGTCCACCCTGCCGATCACCATCCGTTTTTTGATAAGGAATATTGGCTGAAGGATGATTGCTCTAAAACCCTGAAGTCTTGCAAGCGCAGATTTGATTCTGGGGCAATCAATGAATTTGATAAGCCGCTCGGAGAGCACAATAAAGCAAGCAAGGATAATATATTGAATTTTGGCGCATTTCCTGGTGTCGCAGGATATGGATACGAAATGTAAAATCAATAAAAAAATATTGCGCGAAATAGTTGATTACTGCAACCTATATAAAAACGAAGAGAGTTGTGGAATAATTGTTAAACTGAATGGCGTTCAAAAATTCATACCGTGTGAAAATATTGCTCTCGATAAACAAAAATATTTTGCACTAGATTCAAATGTTTATATTGATTATGATGTTGACGTGATTGTTCATTCTCACTGCTTGGGTAGTGCGGCTCCATCAAAATTGGATCGATCGTGCTCTGATGATCTAGAGGTACCTTTTTTAATTTATAGCACTATTGATGATAACTTTTGCCTATATGAAAATAAAAGTGTAATAGACTTCAAGGTTTAAGGTTTAAAGTGAATACGGTATATTTACATGGCGGCATCGGCAAGCGATTTGGTAGAAAGTATCAAGTTGATGCGCGCAATTCACAAGAAGTAATCAAAGCTTTAGACGCAAACAATGAAGGTTTTCTTGCATATATTGTAAAGCAAGAACTAGAGGGAAATAGGCATTTTTTACTTGCGAAACATCCCGACAAATTAAAGTCTGAAAAAGATTTGATTGATAATATAATTGCAGAAAATGAAATCAATAGAGAAATACATGTTGTGCCAAGTGTCTATGGTGGATTTATTGCTTCTTGGTTAATTCCGTTGGTAGGCAAGACAGCCGCAGCGGCAATGAGTAGCGCTCTTTGGGGCGGACTCGCCCAAATGGCAATTAGCGCGCTACAAAAAACACCCGACGACAAAGTAAAAACTCGAGGAGAGAGTGATACAAGCAAGTCGTTTCTTCTTGGGGCGTCTAGGGAGACTGCATCCCAGGGAGGTTCAATTCCATTGGGTTATGGGCGGGTGTTTATTGGACCAAGTTTGGTTAGTCAATCAATGACTACAACTAGGTTGCCAATTAAAAATAATAAATCTAAAATTCTTGAATCTACTAGTCAGCTCAAATTTTCACATTTGATATGCGAAGGACCAATCGAAGGGCCTGTTAATGAATATGGTGCGAAAGTTGATTCTTGGTTTACCGACGAAAATGGTATAAAAGTTCCCCATGAAGATGTACAAAGATCATTATACATAAATGAAAATCAATTACTAAAAGGAGAATTTTATAATTATAATTTAAATGAAACCGCAGATCTTCCGTCAATTAATATTAGTAAGGAAGATTCTAGGATACTGGATGATAGTGTTAGTATTATTCATACAATCAATCAAGAGCTGTTTGGGGTGTCTCCGTATTTTGTTGGTGAACTCGATAAAAAATCTGATGGATCAATATTGGCAGAAAGTAAAAGATCTACTTTTATATCTGAGTCAGACGTTTTTCCTGAGAAAAAAGACGCCGAGAAACCGACAATATTTTCTCATAAAGTATCAAATATAGATACTCGTCAAGTTGTTATATCGTTTAGATCTAGCGTTTTTCTTCAGCGACAAAGCGATGGAGAAACACAGTCAGAAAGGGTATATTTCGGAATATTTGTGGTAGATGATGATGGTAGGCGCGAGAATGTACTTGAGAGTCCTGCTAATTATACACTAAGATTTAATGGAAATAAATTGGTCGATTCGAATGGAAACGAATTGAATGTTTATAAAGACGAAAATAATAGAATGTATGTTTATGGAATTGCTACTTCTTCATATCAATTTGAGTTTTTTATAAGATTTAGAAAAGAATTTAAGAAAAACCCACCAACTATACAAATTGTAAAAATGAGCAAGGAGACTGATATTGCTGCTGCCTCAAATATATATACTACATGGACGACCACAAAAAGAAGATGGTGGGGCGGGAAAAAGGTAACTCAGCACGAAAAAACAGACTGGAATAGTATTGGTGGTCAAGGAAGGACCAGAAGTATATCTGTTTCTACTATAGAAGAAATGATTCCTGGGAAGTTTTCAAATCCTAACGCAGTAACTTCAAGGATAATTATAGATAGTTTAAACTTTGCATCACAACCAACATTTATGTGGCACCTTAAATTAAAAAAAGTTCTTGTGCCTAGTAATTATAATCCTATAACTCGTCAATATAGTGGTCCATGGAATGGGTTGTTTAAGGGCCAGGAGTTGGGGCAGTCAATATATTCTATTGACGAAAGGAATAAGGAGTGGACGGATAATCCTGCTTGGATTTTTTACGATTTAGTTTCTAATCCAACTTATGGATGTGGAAAATATGGCGTCGAGCAAAACGATATTGATAAGTGGCAAGCTTATAAAATTGCAAAATATTGTGATCAAATGGTTGAAACAAATTATCCTATACAAACTGATAGTGGATTATTAAAGGCGTTTGAATTTTACGGATCGGGGGGATTGAGTATTGATGGCGGTCAAGTAGGAAAAAATAATATCACTCACAAATTTAAAATAAAGATAGACAAAACAAGATATTCGAAAAATCAATCTGGGACTCTTGATATTGAGGAGGCTAATGACATTGGATTTGAGACGTATCATGAATTTTTAGAATCTGGGGATTATACTCTAACGATTCCCGAAGGGATTGAGCAAATTGAAGTGTTAACTATTGGTGCTGGTGGTAGTGGTCAAGCAATGAGCTGGGGTCAGAATATCTATGATGTAATTGTTTTGAATGGCAATAACGGTGAAAACTCTGTGGTTTCATCTAGTTCTGGATGGAGCGTCGTTTCTCAAGGTGGAATTGGTGGGGGTTTGCAGGGAGACGAAGAGAATCTTGTTGCTCGACCAGTGACCGTAATTGACTCGCCAGATGATGCATATAAGATATATGCGCAAAAACAAGGTTCTCTTCCGGAGTTTGAAAAAGGAGATGGAAGAGATAGGTTGGGTACTCAAGATCTTTTGATTTCAGGCTCTTCTGGATCCAGGCAGGCCGCAAAAAGAAGTTGGACAAATAGTTCCGGTAAATCTTCAAACACACCTGGGTTTGGGTCAGGTTCTGGAGCAGGCAGTCAGTCGTATTACCTCCCTCTCATTGGTACAGTTTCTCTTGATAGGGTTATTATGGGTGGGGGATCCGCTGCTGCCTCAGTGGTAAGGTTAGAAGTATCTCCTGGGGATACAATAACTATAAATGTTGGTGCGGGAGGAAATCAAGTCCAGGGAAAATTTTGGGATGGAAGAGATTTTTCTAAATCTGCAAAAGGGGGATCTGGTAAAGTAGTTGTTGAATATATATCTGAGGGCGGATATACGGGGTTATCCTCTAGACAGCAGTTCATTAAATCGTTTGGCGATGGAGATCTTTTCAAAGGTAAGTCAGTTGCTTTTTTTATCAACAAACATAATTACGGATCGAGCGCACTTGAGTATAAACAACAAATCAAAAACAAATCTATATTGAAGCAAAACTGCTCGATAGAAAGACGACAAATTGTCAGTTCGGACGCAGATAATTTCACTATTGATTTAATGGGTGCAGATTTTACGCTTCATGAAAGCGCTTTTGATGGCCTTATTGAAACACTAGATAAACCATTAAAGGGGGGAGTTAGTATTGAAGCAGGCTCGAATACTGTGACCGGGACAAATACGGAATTTATTGAAGAATTAGATGTTGGGGACAAAATTAAAATCACAGACCAAGAATTTACTGTACAAGAAATAAATAGCGACACAGAGTTGATTTTAGATGATAATCATATAGAGGGCGCAGAGAGTGTTGTTGCATATACTCAACAAACAAGTAAGCGATACATAATGTATGGTGCGTGCGCGGCAGAAATTGATCATCCAATTGTTGAGCCTAGGTTTACGGCTAATTTATATCTGAAAGATGCGGTTGAGTCAATAAATATTTTGAATATGTTTGCGAATATGTTTCGTGCGAGATTATCTTATAGCTCAGGAAAGATTAGTATACAGCAAGACTCAAAAAATTTAGCCATACAATTGTTTAATAATACAAATGTTTCGATTGAGGGTTTTGCGTATTCTGGATCTCAAAAAGATCAACGCTTTTCTGTTGTTAAGGTAATGTTTAACAATAAAGAAAATGAATTTAATCAAGAATATGTATACGAAGAAGATACCGCTGCTATTCAAAAAATAGGAATAATTGAAACCGAAATAAATGCACTATCTGTATCTAGTGAATCAGAAGCAAGAAGATTGGCAAAATGGATATTAATGAGCGCTCAATACGAGCAGGAGGTGGTTAAGTTTACGACTGGACAAGAAGGAGCTTATACGTTTCCTGGTGCTGTTATAGAAATATATGATCAAATGCGCGCCGGAGATTTAAGGTCTGGCAGGGTGTTGGATGTAATAGATGCAGTTGATTCAGGAAGTCAAACATATATTTTAATTGATAAAAGTATCTTAAAGGAACCAATTCTTGGTGATGTTGAGTTTACTGTATCTGCTGGAGCAGACAATACGACGCTAGAAAAAATAGAAGCCAGATCAAGAAACGAAAAGTTTGTAAGTGATCAAGATTATGAAATAGAAAATTTAAAATCTCAACAAGTTTTAAAGTTTCAAGCTAGATTGATTCCCGATCAAGATGAAAGTAGGTCAAGAGTAATTGATATGGTTGCTAAAATGCAATTTGAATTGTCTCTTGAAAAAAGCGTGTTTGAAATATTTTACCATGGATTTGAAGATGGGGATAAAATAAGATTTGCAAGTGATGGAGTCTTGCCGTCAGGCTTGTCTCCTTTTGAAGAATATTATGTTATATGCTCAACAAAGCATTCTTTTAAGGTGTCATTATATCCTCCGGTATATCTAAGTGGAACACTAAGCTTGAACCCGACCGGAAATTCTGGGTTGGTTGCGAATATTGTGAATGGGGTTGGTACTAGTTTTACTACTGAATTGAATGTTGGTGATTATATAATAGTTGATGGTTTTGATTTTGTTGTTCAAGAGATAAAAAGCGATTCACAGTTGATAATAAATAAATCTCATACTCGAGGATTTACTCAACAGCAAGTATATACTAATATTATTCCTGTGAGTTTGTTTGATGTTGGAAAAGATAGGCTTCTTAATATCGGAGGAGAACACTTTGTTATGCCTATTGATCAAGAAAAAACGCAAGAAAAAATAAATCAAATCATGATTGGCGCAATTTACTCGATACGTGGAGATATTGGACTCATCGAAGAAAATAGAGGTGAAGTAACCTCTGTGAATCTTGCAAAAATTGGCGTAAATGAAATATTGACAGATGATTGGTTAACTTCTACAATGTTTGGCCAAGTGAAAATTGTTGATGCAAATTGGATGTACGCAAGAAACCTGGGTTGGGTATACATAAAGGACATATTAAATAAGGAGAGTGCTTCTGCAAATGAATATTTCTGGTTTTATACAGGACAATTTGGCTGGGTTGGTACTACGGAAGTATTAAAGAATACTACTTGGTATGTTCCTGCTTTGCGTCAAAATAAAGATGGCGCAACTGGCTTCGTTAATATAAAATATGATGTTGAATCTGGTAATATATCTAATGCTTTTGTATACTATGAAAGTATAATAGGTCTAGATGAAAGCATACAAACATTTAATCTTGGTAGCTCAAATAAGAAACTAGGAAGATTGTGCGAGGTGAAAGAAGTGAGGACAGATAGTCCTTATGGGTATGTTTTGAATATATCAGACTATGATGAAGATATCGGTCAATATAACGTGCCAATTTATAGCGATGTATTTAATCAAGAAAAGTATGATGCAATTAAAATAGAATCCGCGTCAAAAATGTCCCCAGGAGAGTCTCTCCAACAAAGATTTGCAGTAAGGTTAAATATAATAAATAATCTTGAATTTGATCTATCAAAAAATTATAATATATTTATTCAGGGAATTTCTGGCAGTGATTCTGAATTAATCAATAAAACATGGAATTTTATATTTATAAACGAAACAACTCTGGAGCTTGCGGACTCTGCGGAAGTTGGTGAATATATAGATGGATATGATTTTACGAATGCGTATCTTTACCTCGTGAAAGAGTTTGATCATGATCTTAAGAAATTTATTGAAGGTAAGTATTTTAAGGTTTTGAATAACAAGGAGGTGGTCGATGGAAAGTATGAAATTACTGCAACTGAATATTCGTATGATAAATTTGATGCGATTGATAAAAAAGGTGTAATTCGGAGACCAGTTATTCCGATTCCTCCGCAAGAGGGAATGGAGGTGCCAGAGGCTCCAACAAATCTAGTATTAACAAGCTCTACAGAATAAATGTCTACTTCAATTACAGTTGAATTTCAGGTCAATGATCTTAATGCAAATTATGAAGTGCTCGGTACTTCCGATAATTATTCGTTTCAGGAAAAATTGGGACTTGGTTCAAACCTAGTATTAAATGAAGGAGAAGAATTTATCAAGGCTATACCGCTTAAGGGGCATTATGGGGTTTTTGATATACGGGTATTTGCGGTAACGGATATAGGTGTGCGATCTCCATCTTTGATTGGATCCGTAGAAGTACTACCCAAAGAATTGGAGAATACTTTTACATTTTCAGATATTACTTTAAATAATAATAGATATGAAAATTTAGAATCTAGCGTAACGTACGCCCCTCAATCTCCCGGAGATAAGCTTGAGGTTGATTGTGAGTTTGCTGATAAAAATATAAACTTTAGTTGGTCGCTAATTCCTCCCGACGGCCATCCATTAGAAGGAACTGCTGCATCAAATCAATTGTTAAATGATTCATTTTTTTCTGGTTTTAAAATCAATATAAAAAACAACGGTCGACATATCGATCTTGATTCCGCTGGATTCTCTAGTGCATCATTGGATTCTTTGTCAAATACATTTGAGACGGATCGAGAAAATGTATCTGAAATATTGCAGAATTACAGAGATTTTTATTTAAATTTAGATTCAAATGCGTTTGGAGATCTCGAACTTTCAAGAAATGTGGAGGTTGAGATTGTTTCTGTTGACCGGTTCGGAAGAGAAGCTACTGGAATTATTCGCGCCACAAATCCAGAGCCGATTGTATCTAATTTAACTCATTCAGTAAGAGGTTCGGAGGCTAGTTTTTCTTGGAGTTCTTCGGATGTTGATTTTGATTCTGTTGATATAAATGTACTTGCTGTGCCAGAAGGAACCGAACTTCCTTTTAATACAGATTTAGAAGCAAGCGCCAGGTATTTTCAACAATTAAAACAAGCAAAACAATACAATAAATATGCAGGAGCAGCTTACCAAGAAGGCGAGCAGGCTGTCTATGGTGGAAAAGTATATGCATGCGTTGAGTCTCACATTCGAATAGCGAATGAAGTTCCTGATTCATCTGATCGATGGGAATTAATTGGGGATGTTGTTGATTTTAATTATTTTTCTTCGGTAGATGATTTAAATAAAAACCTAACAGAAGACGCAACCCTTTCCTCTTCAGATGATTACAATAACACATTTTCTGTTTCTCAATTGTGGGGTTATGAATATTATTATACGTTTCAACCATATGATGGATTTGGTCTAGGGAAAGTATATAACTTTACGAATAATGGATTGGTTGATCAAGATGATCCTGATAGTGTGCTTGATCCATTGATTACTAATATAAAAATAGATAACCTTCGCTTTAGAGAGGTCAAGGATGATCTTGTATTTAATTGGGATATTGTTGATCAAGATGGTAATCTTGTTGATATAAATCAGTATAAGTTTTTGTTTGGCGGAGCAGATAGCCCATCACTTTTGGGCCTTAGTGGTTCACTGTATGATGTGCATACTCAACAAACCATAACAGGAATCACAGAAGGTTATAATTCTAAAAGTTTAGATTTTGATGAAAATGGAGATCTTATTGTTAATGCGAATCTTCCATCAACAAAAGTATTTGATCAATATAAATATACGCGCGAATTGAATAATTCGATATATGGAATCGGGGGATTTCCATCTGATTATCAAAACTACAACGATCAAGCAACATATAATTTGGGCGATCATACGTTGTCGAATTATAATATATATACTTCTAATACAAACAATAATACAATTGCTCCAGTATATTCTGTATGGAAAGAATCAGAAACATATTCTGCGGCAACATCTGATAAATTTGTATATAAAAATAATGTATATGTAACAACCACCGATTTTGGCGCAGATGCAAGCGCAACAAATGGATTGTTTGATGAAACACAAACATACGATATTGGAGATATTGTATTATCTCCAGATCAAAACGTGTCAATTTTTAGCGAACAAGCAACATACAATCCTGGGGACTTTGTTTTTTATAATGGTGCGATATATGAATGCTTGAATGATATAGCTGTTGAAGAAATTGTATTGCCGGAGAATACAGAATATTGGATAAGGTTGGATATATTTGAGGACATTAAGTGTTCTTACTTTAGATCCACAATAAACAATAATAGTAGTTATCCATTTTCGAGTACATCAAATTGGGAAAAACTTAATCCAGAAAACCTTGCCGCAAATGGAGAGTTTTTTGATGTTTTTGCGCCAGCTTATGAGTTTGCGATTTCAGATTGGAGCGCACAAGCACAGTATAGCGCAGGAAGTTTTGTGGTTTATGCAAATGATGTGTGGAGCGGTGTTCAGTCAAGCCAAGGACAAACTCCTTCTGTGGGATCTAGTTTCTGGGCAAACACTTCAAATGGACAAGATCTTGGAGCCAATTATCAAGCCGGAGATTTAGTTTATAGTAATAATTTTATTTATCAATGTACTCAAAATAATCCTGCTGGTGGACCGATTGTTGCGCGCACAAATGAAGGTGATACTATCTTGTCAAGCTATCAAGATACAAATTGGTTGCCATTCTGGGAATTGAATGATCAATATAGTGATATTGTATTTGGTCACGTTGGTATACCTCAAAGTGGAAAGAGGGGTGTTGGAATAGAACTTGGTATTGTAGACAAAAAAGGAAATATTGTAAACAAAGCAAATTTAAATGCCGACAATCCCGCGCCATATATATTAACAGAAGGATTCAAAGTTGATAGCACAAGCGAAGCAACAAAAGTAAAATTTAGTTTCAATTATGCGCTGGGCTTTCAAGAAAAAACAACAAAAGTGCATTTGTATCGATCAACTGGAGATGTGTTTGATATTACTGGCGCTGATGGATTGCCTTACGAAAAAGTAGTTTCTCAAATTGGTGGATCCGTGGATGTAAGTTCTGGTTCAAATGAGGTGTCGGGAATCAATACATTATTTCTATCTGAGTTAAGTAATGATTCTGTTATAAAAATTGAAGATCAAATATTTAGCGTTGATACTATTATTGACGATGAAAACTTAACATTATCATCTAATAGCTCTAAGGATGTTGTTGGTGGAAGTTTGTATAAAAATGCTGATTCTACTCTTGTTTCAATTACTCTTGGCGCAGAGGACGCCGCCTTTGGAGAAAACATAAATCAAATAATAGACGAGCCGCCAATACCGTCAATCAATGGAGTCGATCAAATAACAGGATACTATTATAAGATATTGCCGTTTGATGATTTTGGTAGTGGTGTGTTGTATAATGTGCCAGATGGATCGGTTGATCAAGTGATTGTATATCCAAAAAGATACAATAATCCAAATCCTAATGTTATGCCCGGCCGAGTTCTTCGCGCAGATCCAACAGTTGCTGCTGGCGCAGTACCCGGTAAGATATCTAATTTTAGCGGATCCGCCGCATTTGAAAATTATTTCTTGAATTGGAACGCTCCAAATACGGATTATGAACCAGGTTCAACAAAATTATTAAACTGGACAGAGAATGATATTGATCATTATGAAGTTTGGGCAAGCGAGGATAAGTATCTAAGGAGCGGGGTAACTGAAACGCAAGCGATCAATTGGATTGAGTCTCAAAATACAGGATACAGAAAAATACAAGGTGTCGCCTATAATGTTGGAGAGATACCTAAAGAAGATCCTGATCCAGCTAGGTATATATATGGTGCGGAAAATATATTTAATGTTCCAGCGAACAGCCCTTCTTCTGAGGTTGTATATCCAGGCGAAACAAATGACACACGCAGTTTCTGGATACGAGCTGTAGATTTCGCAGGAAATAAAAGTCCGTTTGTTGGTGGAACTCAACCAGGAATTAATGATCCTATTTCGGGTTTAACTTTAACTTTAGGGCAGGTACAAGCAACCAATATTTCTGGCTTCGAATCATCAATAACCAATAAGTTTTATAACACAATCGCGCTCAACCCAAACAATCCATTTGATGATATTCAAAACGGATGGAATAATCATGAGCTTTATCATACTGGACAAAAGTATAATATATCTCCGAGTTCAGAAGGCTTGACAAACGGTTACATTTGGTGGCAAACAGGAAACAATTACTACAATACAGGCGCGGTTCATCCTGCGACCACAAAAGAAGCTGATCCAAGTTTTACAGATTTTAATGACGGAGACTTTATAATTGCACGAGTAACCGATGGAAACGCAACACCAGTGTTTCATGCATTTGCTAATGCATTGATTGGTACTGCAAACATTGCCGAAGCTGCAATAATAAATGCACAAATAAATGATCTAAGTGCAGACAAAATAACTGCCGGACAAATAAAAGGTCATAGAATAGAAATAACTCATAGCGGAGGAAATAATACAGATCAATATGGATCTATTGCTAGTGTTGGTTTTGATGGAATAAATTATATTCAGCCCGAAACTGGTTTCGTATTGAGTGGAGATGGAACTTTTGCTTTTCAGCATGGGGAAGGAGCACTAACTTTCGAAGATGAAAAATTGATTCTTTACGGAGGGCTCAGAAGTAGTCGCGCATTGGATTTTGATTTTGTGGATATTGACTTGAGTCCACAATTTTTTACATATCACGAAAGACAAGATGGAACTTTCGAGCCCGCGGATGATTGTCCGACAGGTATAGATATTCGAACCACCTTTAGAAACAGTAGAGTTGAGCCATCGGGAGTAAGATTCAAGATGGAAGCTGTTAGCGGCAGTCAGAGACATGATGTTTTTGGTTATGATGATCACGACAGCAATGGAAATTACAATAATATCAGCGGGTTTACTTATCTTACTGGAAACTTTAATCAAGATACTGAAAGGAAAACTGCTAGCGCTACTTTTGATTTAACGGGATTTAGTGGTATTTTAGAGTATTATGATCAAATTGCCGATTCTGTTGTTATCACTGCAAAAAGCAATAAATCAGAACTAGAAAGATCAACAACGATAACAAGGGTTATTGATGGAAGAGTTGGGGACGATGGAAATAGCCCTAGCGTATATTACATTAAACCTACCAGCGGAACAGCTTTAAAAAACTCTTCCGGCTCTTTGGAGGTAGAAGCAAGACAAATAATAGACGGAGTTGATTCTAAAATATCTTCTGGAAATATAAAGTTATACGTTGGAACTTCAGATAAAGGATATGATGAAACTTTTAACGCTTCTCAAATAAACGGAAGTGTTTTGGTGGAACTTAAGGAGGGTTCTACGGTTTACGATACTATCACTTTAATAGATGTCACCGATGGAGAAGATGCGATCGTTGGTTCTGTAACATCGAATCAATCCTTGGCATACATTCAAGACAAAAACGATGGAAGTTGGTCGTCAACAAGTAATTCTACTCTCACCGCAGAATTTTACAAAAATGGATCTCTCTTAAATACAAAAACCGCAACAGTAGTTTTAAACTCGACGACTGGAACTCTTTCATCTACCGGAGGAACAAATATCACTGTTTCGGGAAATAATACCTCCGCAATAACAATAACCTTTACTTATAATAGCGTTTCTGTTTCCGAAACCGTATACGCTGCAAGAGGAGGAGATAAAGGGGACAATGGAAATAATGGTTTGAGTCCAACATATAGAGGTCAATGGGATAAAGATACATTATACATAAATATCCCAAGCACATCTACTGATCCTGGTCGAGGTGATATAGTTTATTATGATGGATACATGTCGGGCACAACTCAATATTATGGAGACCCGAACACTAAATACTATATATGCATAAAAGATATCCCAAATATATCCAGTCAAGATTTCCCTCCTTATATAAGTACTCAACAGGGAGTAGGGACTTTAAATTCAACCTATTGGCTAGAATTCGGCGATGAATTTGATAATGTAGCAACCAATATATTATTAACTGAAGAAGCATATATCACAGATAAACTAATAATCGGAGATTATGGCTTTAGTGGAGCTATTGTTTCTAATGGATTTACTGGTGGTTTATTGAATGTAAATACTGAGCCGTATCAAGAATTAACTTCTACAACCGAAAACTACGATACACCCGGGTTTCTTCTCGCACGCACCGACGATGGTGTTGTTTTTGATGTTGGTGGCACAGGAATAATAGGACAAACAGGGTACATTCGATTAGATAGTAAATCCGGCAAGCTTGAAATCGCAGGTTCGTTTATTAATAATACCGTAATAGATGAAAATATTATTTATACTGGAGTTTTTGAACTAGGACAAACTGATGAATTGACTAGTTTTATTGGGGGTGGGTATAATAATGATTTTATTCAAAACTCTACAGAAGAATTTCAGAATATTGGATCTAGTATAGTTGGTGGCGCATGGAACGAAATCCAAGGAAGGTTTTCTACTATAGCTGGAGGTTATAGTGGGTTATGCAGAGATAATTTTTCTTTTATCGGGGGTGGGTGGCATAATCAAATGACTTTATTGGAGCCTGGAAATCATCAAGGTGCAAATTTTATAGGCTGTGGAATTTATAATACGATTAGTGGAGGCGCAGGCCAGATAATATTAAACGGAGGAAATAATCTTCTATCTGGTCCAACCGGAAGTTATGAGCCCGTTTTGGATTTCGATAATGATTTATATTCAAAATATATTCTTGGAACAGGAGACTCTTCTTTGACTTTAACTGAGGGAGGTTGGACCACAGAATCATGGATTGGAGCTTTCTACTCTCAAGGGGCAGGTGCATTAAGGGGTCTTTCTAGTAAAGGGTGGATTTACTCTTTAAATTTTGATTGGTCTTTTATTCCAAGCGTTCATGCTTTTGCGTATATAGATGAGCCTATAAATGGAATATGGATTTATTTCTCTGAATTCCATAATAATAAACATGGTTGGTATTGGCTTTTAAGGCCAGAAGAAGAAAACATGTATAAGTTTGATATATATAATCCTAATACAGAGGGTTTGTATGCTTATTATAATAGCGATAGTAATTGGGTGTTTTTTGATAGAACTTCAGATAATAAATTAAGAGGTTACTATTACTCGTCAAACTCCTGGGTTAATTTAACTTAATTTTTAAAAAAATGGCAATACCAGATCCAAATCCACCAGGCGTATCAACAGATAATAATGATGCAATAAATACTTCGCTTATTGATAGAACTTCTTTAACCGCTGGTCCATTGGCTAACAATGACAATAGATATGATGATTATTATAATGATAATAATTTAATTGGTGCTGGTAATGATAATGAAATAATAAATAGTAGAAGATGTAGTATTATACAAGGATCAAATAATTATATTAGTGGCAAATACAATTGTCATATTATTGGTGATTATATTGGAATAGAAGGCGTAACTGACGTAGAAGATAATTCATTTAATGTTGGATGTTATCGCGGAATGAATGTGTGGGGACAGATGACAGTAAAGAGGGGAGGCGCTACAATCAATGGAGACATGCTTGTTTCCGGGAATATATCCGCAACTGGAGATGTAGTAGCTTTTGTTACATCTGATGGTAGATTGAAAGATGATCAATCCCCGATATCTGGATCACTGCAAAAGATATCTACACTCGATCCAGTAGAATTTAATTGGAGTGAAAAACAAAGCACTTACGTCGGACATGATATTGGATTGATTGCGCAACAGGTACAAGCTATAGCTCCAGAAATTGTAACCGAGCGACCAGATGGTTATCTTGCAATGAAGTACGACAAAATGGTACCTTTATTGGTTGGCGCTATACAAGACCAGCAAAAAATAATTGACGAAATGCGCGCCGAACTCGACGAAATAAAAAGTAAAATTAACTGTTAATTAACTTCATTAATATTCTTGCCTGAGCCGCAGGAATATCATCATAGTCGTTCCAGTCTTTTACGTCGTTGTTTTTATATTTTCCTGATTGCCACCAGTCGCGAAGTACAGTGCGAAATTCTTCAAAGTTTGCGCAGCTTAATTTTTCTTTTGCTAAACCCTCTACCATCGATGATGGAGTAAGGCCCATGTTAGTATTAGCTGTAGGGGCTGGCGCAGTAGACTTGTCGATTTCATCGTCGCCCACAATATGAACATTTAAGAAGTTTCTAACCGCACGAACAAATGCTCTGTTACATGCAATGGTTTCCAAAAATTTAGTAGCGAAATTACTAGTGTTATTTAGTGTTGCATTTGCCATATCTTGAAACACTACAGCTTTGCCACCAGTTTCGTAGTTTGGTAAAAATGTAACTCTGCAAATTACTGCTACATGATCAGGCTCACACTTAACAACTTCATATGCTACATCACTAAATCCACGCAGCTTGGCCAACTCTTTGATTCCGCTAAGCTTGATGAGTAGTTGGTGATCGCCGAGACCGTCAATTGTTCGCGGTACATCTTTGCGTCGCATATCAAACCATGACTTGTTGGGAAACAAGTGTTCATCTTTAATCATACTTCTCCAATTAACAGATCCATCATCTGCGAATGTATAATCTACATTATCTAATAATCCAAAACTATTTCGTTTGAAGCGTCCTGGTCCATCAGCATAATTTTTAGGATATGTTGTTTTTTGTTTTTTTACTACTACTTCTGATTCGTAGGTTACAGATTGTTCTGTTGAAGATTGTGATTTACGTGGTGCCATTGTTGTCATTATAAATTTTTAGATTGATTGCGTCTTCCCAAAATTCATCGCAGTCAATAATCTCATTGTGGGTGCCAGGAATGTCGTGACGCCAAGCAGTCTTACTTGCATACAATTGATTATTTGATGATATAATTTGAGCGCTTTTATAACGACTATTATTGCATATTTTTTCCCAGTTGTCAATGTCTTTTTTTGTTTTATTTTCTATAAAGCTAACATCCCAATCGAAAAATTTTAATCGCAGGTCATTTATAGTGTTTGGATCTTTGCATATTAGTTTTAGGTTTATGCCTAATTTTTTGACTGCTTTGAAAAATGATTCGTCGTCATCTGGCTGCACGAAATAATTGATTTGATGGATGTTTTTCTTTACGGCTTGCAAGTAATTGGTTTGCATTGGTTGTTTGAGAAAAATGTTTACCTTGCGTGTGTTTGCCCATCGCGCAATGTTTTCTTCGTCGAAGTGTTCGTCGCCGAGAATGTTTGCAGGTTGGCCTGGGGCAAAGTTTTTGGGCATGATATGGTTTGGTACAATTGCAAGCGATCCTGCATGGTATGCCGCGCCGATATGAAGTGTTTCTATTGTGTTGATTGTATGCTTAATGCCAAGCTGGTCGAGAATCGCACAGGCGATAGTTTCAGGCATAATTGTATTGATTGTTTTTGGATACTCGTTGTCAGAGAAACTTGCTTTACTTTTGCTCCTATCAGGTTCAAGCAATACGTGATCATTCGCGTCACCCCAATACGGCCCACAACATTCTTTGTATAATGTAGAATATAAACTAATTATTTTTTTGTTGAATCCACTTGCTACATGCGTACTGAATGAATCGGTGCCAAAATGTAATAAACTATTTTGTATAATATATGCAGCTTGTTTGATTGTGGTTTGTCCTTGATGATGTATACAGCGTCCAATTTTTTGTTCGTCTTTGCTGCCAATTTGTATTACATCAATATCGTTTTCTTTTAGATACGGATGCACGAGATCCATTACGTCATTATAATAGTCGTATGTTTTGGATTGTATACGATTGCTTGCATGTAATGTAATATACTTTTTTGATGAAATAGGAAAGTATGATGTTTCAATGTGTGGAGAGTCTATCTTTACTCCACATGATAATGCGTATTGTTCTACGAGGTGCATAAATCAAATTGTATTTTGTCTTTGGCGTTGTGTGTGAAATTGATTATTCGTTGTGTGCCAAGAAATGGTATAAATGCAATCTCAAAATATCCACTATTTTCTCCTTGTCCTTCCATGAGCGGTAGGTTTGCTAGTGAATCATGGTAGGGTATACATTTATGAATATATGGATTTCCGTCTAATACTTCAAAATATTGTGGTCTTGTTGCATAATAAATATTAAGATCTGGATATTGTTTACGAATGTTTGGTAATAGTGAGGTGGAAAGATAAACATCTCCTATTCTCTCGGGCATCACGATCAATAGCCGTTTACCTTCGTCATCTTTATCCAATAAATCACCAAGGTCCACTTTCTTGTTTTCGCGATTTTCCTTTTCTGCAACACTGCGAAAATATTTTAAAACATCTGCGCGAGAGAGATCGTCGCCAAGTCGTTGCATCCAATGTTTGTGACCATCTTCCGTTGGGTTTGTTTCTACTTTGAGTATATTTTTGTAAAGATCAGATATCCATTCTGCGTCGCTTTCAATCTCTGGGGGTTCATAATTCGCGTCGCGCTCCTCGATCTTAAAGTCAAAGTCCCACTCGATGTCCGGCATGGCATCTAAAATCTCTTCTAATTGTTTTCCTATAACTTCTACGCTATAGTTGTCTTTAACGAATTGTCGAGCCTGCTTGCCCATTTTTGTGCGCTTCTCTGGCTTCATTTCAAATACCTTGCGAAGTTGATATGCAATGCTCTTTGGATCGGTACTTGCTTTGATGAATTGAGTGCCCGGCTCGCGATACTCTGTCCAGCTCAATGGAAGGCTTGCAGCCTCGTCTACACAGCAATCTTCACCGCAACTATAATTAGTGACTAATGTGACGAGTTCGGTAAGCTTGGCTTCTTGAATTGGTATCTCTTGACCGCCACTAGTGAATGGATGACAATATACATCCATAAGATTATAAATTTCATTCAACTGACCTTCGTCAACTCCGGCGGTTGTTTTTGTTGTGCTTTGGGTTTTCTCGC